GTAATGATGACCTTGCAATGTGTCTTGTTATTTTTGCATGGTTAGTTGCACAAGATTATTTTAAAGAAATGACGGACAATGATGTTCGTAAAAGGTTATATGAAGAGCAGAAGAATCAGATTGACCAAGACATGGCACCATTTGGTTTTATTGATGATGGACTGACTGACTATGAGTCAATTGATAAAGAAGGTAATGTTTGGTATATTGCAGACAATGGACAGGGTTCATATAACGGTAGTGAGTATGGAGAGATGAGTCACATGTGGGAGTATAGATGATGAAATTTGATGAAGAGTTTGAGTTGGGACATCTACTCTTCAACGAAAGGCAGTGTAGAACTTGTCACACTAAAAAAGATCTGTTAACAGATTTTTATTTAATACGTAAAAATAAAAAAGGATTTCCATCAGCATATTCTTACGAATGTAAAGATTGTACGAAAAAAAGAGTGACTAAAACTAGAAGAGATAAAGTAGATATGCCATATAATCCAGTTCCAAGAATAAAAGATGTATACCCTGACTGGTAAAGAGTTCATGCATTGTTTCCCCCTTTGAAAGTGTCAAAATAATAAATAATCTTAGACAATTCGACATATTTGTTAGGAGATACAGATGGCACAATTACGCTCACCAGGCGTTGTTATTAGGGAAAAGGATCTTACCAACGGAAGAGCAAGTATTGCTAATGCAAACGTTGCTGCTTTCGCAGGACCATTCCCAAAGGGTGAATTAGGCGCACCAGTTACAATTAGTTCGGAAGCAGAATTAATTTCAGTTTTTGGTGAACCTAACGAGTATAATTCAGATTACGTTCTTTCTGCAATTAATTACTTAAACTACGGCGGAACTCTTTCTATAGTTAGAGCAGATGACGCAGATCTTAAAAATTCTGTTGCCAGAGTTGGAAATGCAGTTACTGCAGTAACCGTTAATAATCCTGACACAAACGGTAAGTATGTAAGCAATCCTGCCGTAACTTTTGCTGCTCCACCTGCTGGTGGCGTTATTGCAGAAGGTACTGCTACTATCGATGCTAATGGTAAAGTAGACAGCATTGTCATTACCCAAGCAGGTAATGGTTATCAAACTGCCCCCGCAGTTACCATCGCTGCAGTTGGATCAACCGCTATTGCAAACGCTGCTCAAGGAACCACTGCAACTGCAACTGCCAGTGGATCAAACATTGCTGGTGATAATACCTTAACAGGAACACTTACGATCACTGACGCAGGTACAGGATATACTTCTCTCACCAATAGTGATTTCACTATTACTGGTGGTGGTGGTGATTCTTCAACTATTGTAGTAACTCCAGTAATTACAGACGGTCAAATCACTTCTCTTTCTATTAGTGGTGGGTCTAACTACTCAACTGCACCAACAATTGCAATTTCTGCACCTGCTGGTGTCGTAGTTACTCTTATTTCTGGTGGAAGTAACTACGATCCTACAGGTACATATTCAGTAAACGTTGACGGCGGTCAAGCAAATAGTGCATATTCTGGAACTTTAGTTATTGATAATTCAGGTATTGCCACTGGCATTGCCGTCACTAACTTTGGTGAGTTTACTAATTTCAGTGGCATATCTACTGTTATTGCAGCACCTGGTTTAACTGCAACTGCAACTGCAACCATTTCTGCTGATCCAATTAAAATCGCTAACAACGAAGTTTATAATGCATCATACTCAGGTAATGTTAGTGGTTGGATCTATGCAGGTAGAACTGCAGGTTCATGGTCAAACGATTTAAAAATTTGTACGGTTGACTTTGGTCCACAACAGTCACTAATTCTCACTACTGGTTCACCCGCAACTGAATCAAATACTAATGTTGGTGAGTTTGTAACTATTGGTTCTAAGAAAGGTAAAATTATTGATGTCACTACCAACGCATCTGATAAAACTGTTGTTCATGTAGTTATCTTAGATACTGCTAACAACGATGCTTATGAAAATAATCCATCAGCATCACAGATGTTTGATGCTGCAAATTCAGTATCTATAGGTTCTTCAGGTACGAGCACAATTGAAAGTGTTGCATCTGGCGATGCATGGTATGATAATAAAACTCTTCATGCAAATTCTTCTCTTAAGTGGAGTTCTATTGCTGCAAGACCAAAAGCAACAGCAGATGCTACTGATTTCTACGGCAGTGGAAGAGTTTGGGATGCAATTCACGTTGCCATCGTTGACACGACTGGTGCAGTAAGTGGAACAAGAGATAGTGTAATTGAACAGTACACATATCTTTCTAAAGCAACTGATGGAAAAGGACCACAAGGTGGTGCTAATTTCTACAAGAGAGTAATTTCAGATTCATCTAATTATGCTTATGTTGGAGATACTCTTTTTGAATATCAAACCAAAACTTCTCCTTTAGGGTTTGAACCAAAAGGTGCTACTGATTATTCTTTAGCAAATGGAGTAAACTACTCTACGGGCACTAACCAATACAATGTTAGTGTTGGTGATCTTAATGCTGCATACGATCTCTTCAGAGATGTAGAGCAAGTAACCATCGATTATATTTTGATGGGTCCAGAAAGTACAACTGAGTTAAACACTAAGGAGAAACTCAATAATATTGCATCTATTGCTGCACAAAGAAAAGATTGCATGGCATTCGGTTCTGCACATAAAGGTAATATTATTGCTGCTGATGGAACAGTACAAAGTAATAACGACATTCGTACTAATCTAAAGGCATTCTTCTCTGACGTTTCTAGTAATTCTTACCTCGTTCTTGATGGTAACTATAAGTACATCTATGATCGTTGGAACGATGTTTACAAGTATATTCCTTGTAACACTGACGTTGCTGGTTTGGTAGCAGATACTGCAATCAGAAACGAACCATGGTTCTCACCTGCTGGATTCTCTAGAGGTGGCATCCGTAACTTGGCAAAACTTGCTTGGAATCCAAGTAAGGCAGATAGAGATGAACTCTATGCAAATAGAATTAATCCTATCGTAACCTTCCCTGGTCAAGGTGCAGTCCTCTTCGGAGACAAGACCGCACTTTCTACACCATCTGCATTTGATAGAATTAACGTTCGTAAATTATTCCTTACTGTCGAAAGAGCAATCGAACAAGCAGCTAAGGCACAACTTTTTGAAATTAATGATGAAGTTACTAGAGGTGTATTCAGAGCAATCGTCGAACCCTTCCTCCGCGACGTTCAATCCAGAAGAGGTATTACTGATTTCTTAGTGGTATGTGATGCAACCAATAACACTCCTGCTGTTATTGACTCAAATGAGTTTTTCGCTGAAATTTATATCCAACCTGCACGTTCGATTAACTTCATCACGTTAACGTTCACTGCAACGAGGACAGGTATCGACTTCTCCGAAGTCATCGCAAAATAATAACTAATCCACGGGAGATTTAAGAACAATGGCAACACGTAAGATTGAGGATTTTAAAAATACTTTGAAGGGCGGCGTTCGCCCTAACCTATTTAATGTTCAGATTAACTTCCCTACCATCCTTGGACAAAATGGTGGTCAGGGTTCAGGAAGTAATAGTTTAGAGGGACTTTCCTCATTCCTCTGCAGATCTGCTGCACTTCCTGCTAGCACACAAGGTCTTATTGAAGTACCTTTCCGAGGTCGCTTCCTTAAGATTCCTGGCGACAGAACCTTCGATGCATGGACTGCAACGTTCTACAACACTGCAGATTTCAACCTTAGACAAGCATTTGAATTGTGGATTAATGCCGCAAACAAAACTGATGAAAACATTGGTACGCTTGACTTCGGTGCTATCGGTGGAACTGGATCATACTTTACTGATCTAGTTGTTCAACAAAAAGCAAAAGACACTACCACAGATGTCTTGCGTGAGTATAAATTAGTAGGTGCTTGGCCAACCAATGTCGGTGCAATTAACCTTGCATATGACAGCAATGATCAAATTGAAGAATTTGATGTTGAGTTCCAATACCAGTACATGGATGTTGGTTCTAAGGACTTTGCAGTTGGTTCTGGAGATCTTACTTCTTGAAGATCGCTAAATAGTAGCAACGCTTAATTTTTATATATTTGGCATGGCAGAACTGTTTGGATTTTCAATTACAGCGGAAGATCTCAAAAAGGGGGCGAAGGCGGCTACGTCCCCTGTACCCCCCACTGATAATGATGCATCATCCACTATTACTCCGTATGGTGGATGGTTTGGTCACTATGTAGATCTTGATGATACAAAGAAGCGTGATGAGATTAATCTCATTCGTCGTTATAGAGAAATGGCACTTGCCCCTGAAGTGGACAGTGCAATTGAAGATGTAACAAACGAGGCAATCGTTACTGATCAAGATGACAGTCCAGTAGAATTAGAACTGTCAAACTTAGAAGTATCGGAGTCCATCAAAAATAGGATGAGAGAAGAGTTTGATCATGTCAAACGTCTCTTAGATTTTGATAAATCTGCACATCAAATTTTTAGACGTTGGTACGTCGATGGCAGATTATTCTATCATAAAGTTATCGATTTAGAAGATCCTTCAAAAGGTTTATTAGAACTACGTTATATTGATCCTCTTAAAATTAAGAAAGTACGTCTGATAGAAAAACCAGCAGTAGACGCAGATCAATTTAACAAGTACGACTACGGTAAAGTCACAGAATTTTTTGTTTACAATGCTAAGGGTGTAAACAATACTAACCAAGGAATTAAAATTGCAAAGGATGCTATTACATACGTAGCATCTGGAATTGTAGATCAGGGTAGAAATATGACCCTGAGTTATTTGCATAAAGCAATTAAGTTCCTTAATCAGTTGAGAATGCTTGAAGATAGCATTGTCATCTATAGATTGTCAAGAGCACCTGAGCGTAGAATTTTTTACATCGATGTTGGCAATCTTCCTAAAATTAAAGCGGAACAATACCTACGTGATGTGATGTCACGCTATAGAAATAAGATGGTATATGACTCCAGTACTGGAGAAATTCGTGATGACAAAAAGCATATGAGTATGCTTGAGGACTTCTGGTTGCCTCGTCGTGAAGGTGGTCGTGGTACTGAAATTACTACACTACCTGGTGGACAAAACCTTGGTGAATTAACTGACATTAAGTATTTTCAAACTCAACTCTATAAGGCACTTAACGTTCCTCCTTCTAGATTGGAAAGTGATAAGTCATTTGATCTAGGTAAATCAGAAGAGATTAATAGAGACGAAATTAAATTTACAAAATTTGTAGGTCGTCTACGTAAAAAATTCTCTGATCTTCTACACGATCTCCTCAAAACACAACTGATCCTTAAAGGTGTAATCACAGTTGAAGATTGGGAAGATATGAAAGAGCACATTCAGTATGATTATCTTTATGATAATCAATTTACTGAACTTGCTAATCTTGAATTGATGGAGAAGAAAATGGAAGTTCTTGACAAAGTAGATCTTTATGTTGGCAAGTACTTCTCGCAAGATTATGTTATGCGTCAACTCTTGCACTTCACTGAGCAAGAAATTGAAGAGATGCAAGAACAAATAAATAATGAAATCAAAGCGGGTCAAGTAATTGATCCACTTGATACAGTTGCTCAAGATAAGCAAACTGCAGAACTGGACATGGAAACTCAAAAGGTTAACTTGGACAATTTGAAAAACCCTCCTGCCCCGTCAGGAAACTCAAACACTAAATAATACGAGGTTAAATTATGG